TTAGGTAAACTAAATTTCCACAGGGGTACAGGAAACAACCATTCTGTTTCTTGTCTAATATAATGAATCATTATTGATATATTCTCCTAGATTCTTCTTCTACTGTCCATACTGTGCCTGTATCATCTTGGAAGGATTCTGCTTCTTGACCATCATCTATAATTCCAAATGGTAACATATCTTGTTCTAGCGTTTCCATTTGTTCTTCCCACATTTTCTTTCGTATATCCATATTTGTCATCTCCTTAAAATATCTCTGTTGGACTAACCACCCAAAGATTACCAATGTCATTGCTAGATCATCATGTGATCCCTCCTCTGCTTGATACGTATTGTTTGTCAAAGCAAAGGTTGTTAGCTCTTTAATAGTTTCAAAATCAGATATGATCAATTGTTCTTGTTCTATCAGATCTTTGAGAGTTGCACATCCTATTCTCTTGATCTGTTTACTTGTCCTTAATCCCAATTGGATGTTCTTTGCGAATCCACCACCGATTTGTTGTCCGGCTCTACCCCTCATGGTAATGATCATGATGTTTTCATACTCCAAATCATAGTGTAGAGTATCAGCAACTTGAGATCCGATATCGTTTACTTCAACTAGTACATGAGCCATATTGTATTTTTGGCCCACATTATAGATCACATTTGGGTATAACATGGGAGAAATTTGATTATCCCTATACATTGCGACTTGTTTATATGGCATTTGTGAGACATCGAATATGTTAAATGCTGAATAATCCACCCCTTTACCTTGAGCAGTATCTGCAACTAATGCGTATGTATGACTTTTAATAGGTTGTTCATATACAAGAAGATTATTACTTTCATGTATTGGACTTTTAAATACCATTGTTCTGAGTTTCGATGGAGCTATCAACGTGTATGTTGATCCTACAAACTCACATTCAAACTCTTGTGTAAACTGTACCTCAGAGGTGTTTCGTATTGTCTCCTCTTTCCACTTCCCATCACGACCGGGAACTTCACTCCAATGAACTTCTATTGGAACATAATCACTTCTTCCTTCTTCTGCTTCTATCCACATCTTATAGAACATATTCAATCCAAGTGGAGTTGATACTATGAAAACTTTTGTAGATTCACCAGAAGAAATAGTAGGATAAACAGAAGTGAAAAAAGACTCGGCAATGTTTTGGGGAACGTGAGCAAACTCATCAAGGAAAATAATGTTAAAGGAACTACCACGAACTGCACTAGAAGAAGTTGCGGCCGCGATAACCTTAGAACCATTCTCTACTTCAATGTTTCCTTTGTTCCATATAACCGCACCTTGCTGTAACCATTTGGGTAAATGTTCATAGGCAAGTTGTAATCTTGAAAGAAGTTCTCTTGCTACCGCTCCTTTGTTAGCAAGGATAGCAACGTTAACACTTTCGTTAAACAAAATATACCAAAGAAGAAAGGATATAATAGTAGTAGATTTGCCGGTTTGTCTAGGCATTTTACAGATCACAAAACGATTATCATTGAACTTATGTATCATATCTTTTTGATAATCATACATATCAAAAGGTACGAGCCCTTTATCTACATGAATAATTTTGACAAAATTCTCTATAAAGTATTCAGGATTCTCTTTACATTTCATGTATTCAGTAAGAGATTCTTCCGTCCACTCTATTTTTTGTCCTACATTTTTAAGATTTGGATTTCCTAAATACGTTTCACTCGCCACGTTTTGCCTTTAAAAGTTTTTGTAATTCTGCGGTAGATCCTACAAAGACGGCGTTATTAACAGAAACACCATCACCACTCTTTTCTATACTTAGTTCTTTTTTGGTTTTATGTAATCCCATTAACTCTTTATTGGCATCCAAGCCTGATTTAATCAATTGTCCGACCACCTCAAAAGCACGAGGATGTTCAGATTGTTTGGCAATCTCTAACATTTCTTCTATTGCGTCTTGATTTCTTTCGATTAGATTGTAGTAATTTTCACGGGTATAATTATAATCAATGTCATCATCCTTGCCAGTTTTTGGTACAATTCTCGCAGGGGTATCAGGTCTCATTTCAGAAGTTGGCACTAAACTTGTAATTTCTAAAATTTCATCAATTTTACTGTCTACTGTTTCTTCCTCATTTGTCATTTTTCTTTCCCTTTTCAATTGGATCATTATACCACGGCCTATCACTTTCTCTTAAACAAGCTTTAGCCAAGGGGGTAATAATATTATGTATTTCTAGTGGCGTTTGATCTAAAAATTCTGAAGGTTTGTAATTTGCTCTTACTTTATCACATATACAAAAACATTGTTTCGCCACATCTTCTTCAGTTAATCGTGTTCTAGTTCTCTTATATTTTGTGGTAGCTAAAAAGTGAATCGTTTCATAACACGATTTAAATAACAATAATACATCTTCTGTTTTATATACTTCTTCCAAAGAGTTTGCATACGCTCTCTTCGGTTCTATCGTCACTCCTAACGTAGTAGTTAGAAAAATTAATATTGTGAAAATAAAAATTTTCATTACTACAGAGCTACATCCAAACCGGTAGTGAGATTCACATCTATATTGTCATTAAAATATTCAAACGTTTCGGTATATCCGAAATCATCATTAGCTGTTACATCCCCCGGCCCGGGTGTTACTGTTAATCGTGTTTTAATTCCCGCCGCACCTGAAGAAGTTGAACTAGCTTCAGTTATAAACTTCATTGTTCCCGTTGCATTTGGAGAACCCGCATCTGCATCTAAAATTAAATAATTAGTTGAAAAATCTGTACTATCTTCTAAGATAATATATTCTGGAACATCAACTTCTTCAGCTGGCATTCGGAGATTCACTATCACCGACTTCGTAACAGAACCAGTTTTAACATCTGGATAGATATACCCTTTCATTTGAAAAGTTAAATTCCAAAATATTTCCCTTCTTACAGTAAAATCACCTTCGTATGAATCTTCAATTGAAGTACCATTTAATATTATAGAAACATCAGGTTTGATATTCATCTCAGGAATTAAACTCACACTAACTGTAAACTCTGGGGTAAAGAAAGGAACAATTTGCTCAAAGATTTGTGCACCATCTTCTGAGTTATCCACTGCTGCGGTAAGTTCAAAATCAAAATTATATGGAACAGGGTTGTACTGTTTCATAAGAGAACTAGTTCCTGCGGCCGTATTTGCTGCATAGGTTTGACCTAGAGTATTTAATTTTCTAGTACCATCATAAGTAACTCCTGTCAGAGCAAACCCTATTCTTGGAAGTGAGGTTTGTACACTAGCATCTGTTGTTGACATTTTTCGAATGTGTAACAACAGTTTATCTTTATTGGAATATGTAATGGGAACTTTAATTTGTTCTGTTATCACTCCACTTGAATTTCTTCTTTGAATGTTTATATCATTGAAGAGTGTTCCAAATACAGCAACGTATTTCCTAATAGTTTCATGATAATAAGTTTGTCCTAACATTATAGACTCCCGAATGGATTACCTTCGGTGAAATCAATAATAGCATCAGCCGCCGCTTCTATCTCTGCATTATCTGCTTCGGATGCGGTATCTGCTGCATTGACTTGTGCATCAAAAGAAGTAATAGAGTAAGATGCACTAGAATCATCTCCAATAATATTTGAAGTTCCAGAAAAGTTGCCTGTCATGTTTATGAGATTTAATACTTTATCAGTTGCGTTCCAACTAGCGACCTCTCCTTTGACTGTAGCAGCGGCGAGAGATGCCCCCTGATAGACTTGTTCTCCAACAGTATAATTACCACTACCGGTATTCATTGTAAAATCAATTGAATAAGAGTGTGCTCGTTCAATTGCATCTATAGTTTCAACACCAGTATTAAAGGATTGATCAGAATACGTAAACATCTCACACAACATATCGTAAGATTGTAATTGTCCGGTTTGATAAAATATTGCTTCATCTTCTACAAATAATATTTGAAAGAGTGCTGATGTTGTTGGAAAATAAATCAAATCTCCTTCGTGTGGCATATCTGCTCTACCATCAGAAGTCATTCCTAATTCACCAAATCTACGTTTAGCAACAGTAAAGGTAACTTGATCGTTTATCTGTAATCCAAACTTAGAGATGAAATCTCCTTGACCCTCAAAACCATCTACAGACTTAATATACATTTCAATAGTATGAGCAGCATTATAGGAAGCAGTATTGTCTTCACCCATTAACGTATCTTCATCATTCAACGTTCTAGGTAAATAATATACATCAATTCCAAAAGTTTTAATGGATTCAATTGTTAGGTTTTCGATCAATCTTTGTTCCGGAGTATTCGTTCCATGATGATTGAAATATTGGTTTGTTGCCATTTATTATCCTATCAAATGATCTACTGGTAATTCATATCTTAATTGCATTTGTTCTTCAATTTGATCTAATTCTGTTTGAGCATCATCATACAATTGTCTGCCATTCATTGTTACTCCACCCGGCAATGTCATTCCCTCAAACTTAATGAGGTTTTGACCCCATTGTTTTTTCATTAATGCAGTATTATACTTCTTAAGAAATAAATCACTCCAAACATCTGAATATGTGTCCGGATCAACAAGTTTATCACACTCAACTATAATCCAATCATCTATATCAACATCTCCACCCCATGAAACATCTAAATGTAATCTATCCATGTGTCGATTAAATCTAAACATAGGTTGTCCTGTAAACATTTCATTAAGTAACATTAAGTGTTCTTGAGCCATTTCATATCCAACTAAACCTGTTCCTAACTTATGCATTTCATTTAAAGAGAACTGATACTTAGAGGAGAACATAGAATTGGATCTAGAATTATCATAGAAAGGTACAATCCTTCGAACTCCAATAATTGCCTCGGCTATGGTTATGTATTGATTATCAAAATCCCCTATAGATGTGGCTGTAGAGGCGTGAGTAGTTGCTGTCGCAGAACTATTTGTTCCTGTAAGTGTTTCTCCCGTTGAAAAAGTAGTGGTGGTATTTGAATAGAATGTATTACCATCTCCACCAGACTCTACTTCAGGATTTTTAAATCTTAATGTAGTATTTGCACTATGATATTCATGTACCATTGCTCGTACATTACTAGTTCCACCAGTAACATATTCTCCTTCTTCAAAAGTCCCTGTGGGAGCACCCGCTAATTTTTGAGTTGATCCTGTTATTTGGTGTTTTAGATAAGTGTTTTCTGTTCCATCATAATGATACTCTTGGAAGTATTGGAGTGAATCATCTATACAATCTTCCATTTGATCATCATCTAGGTTTAACTCTACAACTGGCCACCCTAGTTTTCGTTTACAGTAATCTTTAAAAGTTGCTCTAGTAGTAGGTTGAGTCATTTCGTTGCCTCCCCATATATCGTTATAATTCCTTCTGCTAATCTTTCTACTATTGTTCCACCCGATTGAGTATATTCAATATCATAAACATAGTTACCTGGGGATAATGCTGCGGTTTGAGTTGCAGTCAAAGAAATAGTACAGTTTGACCCTGCAACTGCGGTAGTTAACGCTGTAACATTATTTGATGAATAGTAAGATTGTCGTAATTTAGCGGCACAAGTGCCGGTAGAAATCGTGACATTCTGGCTGGCGGAATTTGTTGCTGTAATTACTTGTTCAAACGTGCAGCCTTGATCCATTGTCAAGTTTACAGTTTGTTTTTGGAGGGTCAATGCCACAATCTTTCTCCTTGTATAATAGTATAGTTTATTTTGTTAATCTATACTATTTATATGATTAGGAAATCTGTGGCATCTAGTTTAGACGAGACTTCAATTCATCAATTTGTATTTGTTGTTCTTTAAGTGCTTCTACAAGAACGGCGGTCAATTTTGTATATTGAATACCTTGTGGTTTACCTTCTTCATTACAAGATACAACTTCAGGAAGTATCTCATGCATGTCTTCTGCGATAAATCCATAATTATCTTTTTGTCCTACTTTCCAATCAAACTTTACCCCTTGCATTTGTAGGACGGCAGGAAGTATATTTTTAATATCTTCAATATTTGTTTTTTGTTCTCTACTAGAAGTTTCAACAAGTGCACCTGCAACAGTCAGAGTGTCTGCACTCTCATCCCATTCCATATATTTACTAGCAGTGGCGCCAAAAAACTTAACATCGTATCCAGTATCGTTTACACCAACTGTTACTGTATTATTAATTTGTGTTGGACCGTCAACATTAAGTGAGGTTGATGCATTAATATCTACTGTAGGTGCTGTAATATCAAGAGTAGTTCCTGAATTTATTTCTAAATGACCATCTGCGGAGGCTAAAATATTTTCACCTCCTGCTGCATCATGGAATGAAAGTTTTGTTGATGTTGCAAAGAGTAATTCATCTCCACTTTGATCCCATAACAGATGCTTGCCAGAGGTATCACCGAAAAATGTAACATCGTGTCCAGTACCAGCCACACCAACTGTTACTGCCCCTATAACCTTTAGTGCGTCTGCAGTTGCGTGATCATTACGTAAATAAAGAGTAGTTGAACCTGAGGCTCCCGTATGATCAGAGATTATCTCAGCAACATTTCTTGTATCTGTAGTTGAAGAATCTGAAACAACCGACAAGGCAGTTCCTGTGGAAAGTAGATCAGCTGATATTGAAAAAGCTGTAGCGGTTGTTGCTGCATCAAAATCAAACTCAACAGCAGTTGTAGTAGCTTGTTCTGCATCAATTTTAAGTGCGGGACCACCTGCTGCTAGATCAGTATCAATAAGTATACCTGTTCCTGCGTCAGCTTGTATCTTAAGTGCAACTGCACCCACTGCTGAAGCATGATTTTGAATAATATTTACTAGACTTCTTGTACTAGTATCAGAAGAATCTGAATCCACATAAATTGCTGACCCTGTGGTGAGTGCGTCAGCAGAAATATCTATAATCCTAGATGTGGTTAATGAGTCTGCCACAATATTAAGGACATCAGCATCTTGCTGACTTGCTGTAATATCTACAGCTATTTGATCTGTATCTCCTGAAGCAACGGAAATAGCGGGTTTACCTGAATCTGATTTTTGTGTAACTCCAAGATGACCTGTCCAAGTATTTGCCCATTGCATTGTAGTATTACCAATATTAAATGCAAGATTGGCATTTGGAATGAAGTTGGAATTAATATCTGCAGAAAATGTTACTTGATCTGTATCTGCATCACCAAATGTAAGGTTTCCACTAATAGAAGTGTCGCCGTCTATCGTAATGTCACCATGAACCCTAAGATCTTCTCCTATCGTTACACATTTGGCGATACCAACCCCTCCTGCTGTGATAATTGATCCGGTGGTATTACTAGTGGAGTTTGTTGTGTCAAGTAACTTCAAGAAATTCGACATTCCATCAGTTTGTGTACCAACAAGCACTTCGTTGGTTTTAACTCTCCATTGGTCAAAGGTATCGGTTAATGCTACATTGGCACTCATTTTTTATGACTCCTTATTGGTTATAAATTCTTTAAGAAGAGTTTTGATTTCAAGCATTTCTTCTGTCACACTTGTAAGTTCAGCTACTTGCGTTCTTAATATATTTATATCATTTTGTTGGTTCTGAAAATATACTCTTTCCCGTCTATGTTGTTGTAAAGCATGATAGTCAGTATTTAAGAGTGCCTTAGAGTGGACATCTCTCATAAATTTCGGATCTTCTGTTTGGATTTGTTGTCCCATATTAATCTATTGCGATTGCCCGCATATCCCTTACTCTTGGCATATCATAAGTAGTATCTGCAACCAGTGCTATTTTAACTGAAAATACCTTAAAGGTTTCATATCGTATACTATTTGATGTATATGCTGCTGTATCTGCGGGAGTTTGATAAATAAACTCTTGAATATCTTCTTTTCCTTTAGAAATCGTTCCGGCAGAAGTTTCTTGTGTCATTAATGTATAATTTTTCAAATCAAAATCTTCAGGATCATCAGAGTTTTTGACTTTATAATATACATGGACATCTGTACCCAAAGGTTTATATGCATTGATAATAACTTTAATATCTGATGCATCGAAACCATTTTTAAGTGTAACTCTTCTTGATATATATTTTGCTGAAATCGGCCCACCACTATTTCTCTCTTCTCCCGTACATTGTACTGCGGTATTAATTGATCCAGCTCCAGTAACGGTTGACATTG